GTGCTCGACGTCTATGCGCGGGTGAGTCGGCTCGGCGACGATCGTCAGCGTTCGGTAGAGGGGCAGGTCGCCGACTGCAGGGCTCGTCTCGAGGACATCGGCGCGAAGGTCGGCAAGGTGCTCGACGCCGACCGAGGGCGGAGTGCGTGGAATCCGCGCGTGCAGCGTCCGGACTGGGACGAACTCATGCAGCGCTTGGAAACCGGCGCCAGCGACGGTGTGGTCGTGTTCGACCTGGCGCGGTTCTCGCGCCGGCCGATCGAGGGTGAGCGGCTGATTGACGCCGCCGAGCGGGGCCTGCTCGTGCTCGACTCGGAAGGCGAGTTCGACCTGACCACGCCGACCGGGAAGAAAGCATTCCGCGACCAGCTCAACACCGCCGCTTACGAGAGTGATCGAACCTCGACGAAGACCAAGCGTGGCAAGCGTTTGAAGGCGCTCAAGGGCGAACCCAATAACAGCCGACGCGCGTTCGGGTGGAACGAGGACAACAAGACGCTGCGGAAGCCGGAATCGGATGCGCTCGCCGCGGCGGCCAAGCGAGTGCTCGCTCTCCAGTCGCAAGACGCCCTCGTGATCGAGTGGACCGAGGCCGGTTTGCGTTCCGTCAACGGGAAACTGTTCACCCGGACGACTCTTCGGCAACTGCTGCTGCGGCCGCGCAATGCGGGAATTGCCGTCTACCAAGGCGAAGTATTGCGCGAACCTAGCGACGACCCGAATGTTCCAGGCGAGTTGAAACGGCTCGTCGACGTCGAACCGATCTTCGACGTGGAGATGTGGGAGGACCTGCATGCCCTGTTCTCGTCGCGACGCCGCGGCCGGCCAAGGTCCGAGGCCTACCTGTGCTCGGGGATGGTCCACTGTGGAGTGTGCGGACACACGCTGAGTGGGCGCCCGCGGAAGAAGACGGAGCGGTACTCGGACGGTGAGGTGCGGCGGGAGTACTGGTGCCACAAGCGCGGTCATGATCATGGCTGTGGCCGCATTAGCGTCGACCAGCGCGCGCTCGATGGCCATGTGCTGGAGTTGATCGCGGCCATCCTGGCTGATCCACGTCACGCGGCGGCGATCGAGGCGTCGGCCAAGGCGACGGCCGACGCGCGCCAGCTCGTGCATGACGAGCTGGCGCGCGCCGAGGAGCTGGCCGAGCAGCTGTCGGCACGGCTCGGCCGCGAGGAGATGAGCCTGGCCCGGTACGACGCTGCTGTGGCCCCTCTGGACAAGAAGATTGCCCGATTGCGTGCGCAGCTGGCGGAGCTCGGCGACAGTCCGACGATGAAGCTTCCGCCGAAGTTGGCGGCTGAATCCCTCAACGGCTGGCGTGCGCGGGTGAAGGCCGCCAACGTGGATGAGCGTCGTGTGCTGTTGGCACGTGCGCTGCGCGGCCGGTGGCTGGTCGTCAACCCGCTGGACCGGCACGCGCCGCGGGTGTTCGACCCCGAGCGCATCGCCATCGTCCCCCCGGACTCAGTGGCCGTGAGGAGCGCAGGCGCGTAGAACTCCCCGCACTTCGACGCGGATGGCGCAGCTCGGCGTGGTCGAGGCCGAGGCCGAGGCCGTGGCTTCGGTGAGCGGTGCCGCCGCTGTCGCGGTCAGTCGGCTGGTCGGGCTCGCGGATCCAATGGGCAGGGTCGGCACGCTGCTGGCGATCGCGCCGACGTCCAGCAGAGGGGGAGATGTGGTCGGCGAGACGGGGGCGGTGGATGTCCTCGTGACGCCGGGATCAGTAGTTGTCGGCACGGGCACGGGCATGGTCGTGGAGGTCGTGGGGGCGGGGGCGCCGGGCATCGTTGGCTGAGGGTCCGCTGGAGACGCGCCAGGAGACGCCGGCGGTGTGGCGGGCGCCAGGATGAGCACGGACGCGGTCGTCACTGTTGCTGCCGTGAGCGAGACGGCGGCGGTGGCGGCGGCGGGGTGGTTCTGTGCCTGGCGGATGAGCCAGGGGAGGGCGCCGACGATCGCGCCGAACACGGCCACGATCCGGAGGTGCCGGCGTCTGCCGTCGTCGGGCGGCGGTGGTTCGTCCAGGATGGCTTGTGCCTTCAGGTGCCCGTTGACCCAGCGTTGCACGCGTCGCACGCGCCACAGGGCATATGCGGCGACTGCGGTTGCGAAGACACTGGCAACGGACGCAACAATTATGAAAATCACTAATGCAAGTTGCATCCTGGTAATCGCCGAGTAAACCTTGCGGCGAGATTCTCAATTCAACTTCACCCGCTTGGCGGTATTTGAGTCTTCTGCCGCCACCCAAATGTCGGTATTGGAAAACTCGAACACGTGTGCTATTCGCCGTAGCGTCGCTCTTGTCGTGCACGGTGCTGGAAGATGTACGCCCACCGCTCGTCTTCCGACAGGTCGGTGATGGCCCACAGCTTCCGCTCGACGTCGTCACGAAGATCGACAGAGGCGTCGGATTGCGGAGTCGCCAGATTGTCGATGAGTGGTGCTTTCGTGGCGTCGGCGACGGATATTCGGCCGGCCAACAGTGATTCAATCTGGCCGATCGGCCACTGTAGAGCGCGTTGCACACCGCCGTAATTACGGCTTTGAATGACACGTGTTGCGTCTTCGAGTGCTTGCCATGTGCCGCGGCTGACGCTTGCTAATCGGCTAGCGGCTCGGACGCTCAGTCCGAGCCAAACTCGGCGGTCTCGTACTGCCCTCGCGAGCCGCTGGTGCGGCGTCTCGTCGTTCGCCGGCATCGCTCGATCCTCCCCGTTGGACGTGCTCAAGATAGCTCAACTTGGTGACACACGGGCTCCTTTGGTAACGGATTGACACGCATGGCCCAACTTGGTGGCTCAACTTGGCTCAACTTGGTACTGTTCGGCCCATGGACAAGGAACCAGTTGGACTCCCGATCGACGGGACGCTCCTGCGGCAGCTGCGCAAGCTCGGCGGTGACGACCTGGTCCAGTTCGCCCCCAAAGTCGAGATCTCGATCGGCTACCTGAGCCAGATCGAGCGGGGTCACAAGAAGTTCGTCAGTCCTGCACTGTTCGCGCGGATCTGTGACCAGCTCGGCGTCGAGGACCGCCGCACGCTGCTGCGGAAGGTGGCGGCATGAGCGGTCGCCTGCCGAGACGAAGCGGGAAGGACCCCGCCGAGTCGATCCGCGAATGGGCAGCCGCGCTCGCCGCGACCCTGCCGCCCCTGACCCGGGCCGAAGCCGCGCCGATCGGTCAGCTCGCCGCCGTGCTCGACACCCGCTGCGCGCTGGCCAAGCCGCAGGCGCAGGAACGCCGCGCCGCCTGATCTGCCGCAACACCAAGACGCCCGCCCCGTCGCCGTGCAGGGCTCCGGAGCGGGCTAACCACGAGAGAAGGGCTCTCATGATCGAAACGAAGGATACCGACGCGTTGGAGGTCACCGACTCCCACGTGTTCGACGTGGCGCGGCTCGCCGCAGTCCACGTGCGATACGGGGAAATGCGCCTCCCCCAGCGCATCGCTGACAACCTCGCAGACACGGACAAGGTGCGCGTCACCGTGCTGCGCCGGGCGGTGCGCGGCTACGACGAACTGGGCAGCGTCGCCGCCGACCGCGACGGCGTCACGCTCTTCGGCATCGCGTGGCCCGAGGGCGTGGTCGGCGGGACACGGGTGACCGTGGCGTGTGCCCGCCGCTCGCACGTCGTGCAGGTCGTGCTCCCCGCTGTCGAGGCCGAGTCACCGTTTCTCCCGGCCGACGACGCTGGCGAGTCGACCGTCCAGGCGCCCACCGTCGAGCCCGACGACGCGCCCACCGAGGTACTCGCCGCCGTCGGCCAGCTCGACGAGGACGGCCCGCACACGGAGCCGCTGCCTACCGTCAGGCGCGCACCGCGGTTCGCGGTGTGGATGCGGCTCTTCGCGTTCTTCCGCGTGCTCGTCGACCTCGTCGCGACGTCGGTGCGGCTCTCCGCCCGCTGGGAGCTGGAGCACTCGCGCACAGTCGCGCGCCTGATCGTGGCCACGCTCTCCGCGCTCGTGCTCGCCGGTGTCGGCGTGCTGGCGGTGATCCGATGACCGCCGTCCGTGAGCACGTGGTGCTGTCCGGCCCGCCGGTGCCGATGCCGCTCGTCGAGACGGCGCCCGGCCGTGAGGAGTGGCAGGCCGCATCGCTGGCCGCGCTGCAGCCCGAGATGTGCGAGTGGTGCGGCCTCGACGGGCACGTCGTGCGCTGGCACGTCTACCCGCACCCGGGGGAGCACCCGACCGAGGGCGTGCTCGACGAGCTCGTTTCGGCGTGCGCCTGCTGCACGTGGGGCCCGCGCGGATTGCTGAAGCGCGCCGAGGAGGAGTCGGCCGACGACCGGGACATCCAGGTCGAGCACCTCGACCGGTCGGGCCGCTGGGTGCGATTCGAGGCGAGGTTCTGATGCGAATTCCGAAGCTGCGCGACGCGTCGCGCCGGGCCGACGAGGTCACCGAGTTCGAGGCGCCCCGGCCGAAACCGGTGCGCGTCCCGATGTCGGCGCCGACGCCGATGGGCGGCGGTGGCTGCCCGCTGCGCCTGCTGGAGATGGCCGGTGTCGCCGGAGTCGCCGTCGCGCTGGTGCTGTCGCTGGCCGGGTGCAAGCCGGTCGAGGGCACGCCGTCGCCGCGCGCGCCGTACTCGGAGGACGCGAACGCGCCGGACTACGCGTGCGGATACGACGGCAACCACCGGTGCCCGGCAGACGGGTCGGTGAACCGATGACACAGATCCGGCTCGTGTCTGGCATGGACGGAGAGCACATCGTCGAGGCCACCGTGCGTATCGCGGTGGCCCCGGGGTGGCACGGCCACGACTTCGACCGCGAGCGCATCGCCAGCGCTGTCGAGTCCGCGATCGCGCACGCCGAAGGCCTGGCGCTCGTCGACGACGAGGCGGTGACCCCGTGATCACTACCGACGAGATCGACGACGTGCTCGCCGAAGACGGCCCGCTCGGCGCGTTGTTCCGCGCCTGGCGCGCGGACATCGACAGCGTCCCGGTGTTCAAGCCGGGGGTGCTCCCGTGACCGCCCAGACCCTCGGCATGCGGCTCAACTGGAGCCTGCAGGCCGGCATCTACGAGGACTTCCCGGAGGAGGCCTACCACCGGGACCCCGTCAAGGGCGGCTCGTTCTCCTCGTCGGGGGCGCGCAGCATCATGGCGCCGGGCTGCCCGGCGAAGTTCCGCCACGACCAGCTCACGGGCCGCGCGCCGAAGCTCGAGTTCGACCTGGGCCATGCCGCGCACCAGCTGGTGCTCGGCACCGGCCCGGAGCTGGTCCTGATCGAGGCGGACGACTACCGGAAGAAGGACGCCCGCGAGGCACGAGACCGTGCGCACGCAGCCGGGCAAGTACCGCTGCTGCCCGACGAGTACGAGCAGGTCGAGGCGATGGCCGACGCGCTGCTCGCCGACCCCGTCGCCTCGCGGATCCTCCGGCCGGACCAGGGAAAGACCGAGCTGACCCTGGTGTGGCGCGACGTCCAGACCGGCGTCATGTGCCGCGCCCGCCTCGACTACCTCCGGCAGCTGGCCGACGGGCGCACGTTCATCGTCGACTACAAGACCGCGCGCAGCGCGGAGCCCTCGGCGATCGAGCGCGCGATCTACGACCGCGGCTACCACCAGCAGCTCGACTTCTACACCGACGGCGTGCTGGAGACCGGCCTCGCGAAGAACCCGGTGCCGCTGCTCGTGGTTCAGGAGAAGACGGCGCCGTACGTCGTCACCGTCGCCGCGGTCACGAAGACCGCAATGGACTGGGGCCACGTCCTCAACCGAGCCGCTATCGACCTCTACGCCCGCTGCCTGGCCACGAACACGTGGCCCGGCTACGCGACCGACGTCATCGGCGCCGGCGTGCCGACTTTCGCCGAACGCAACTACGAGATCGCGCTGGAGCGCGGCGACTACGACATTAAGGGGAAAGCATGACCACGAACGGCAAGGAGATCCAGCTGCCCACGAGCGCGGCCGGTCCGGAGCGGGTCGGGCAGGGAACGCTCGTCGAGCAGTCCCGCGCGATCGCCGAGGTGCAGGGCGCGATCATCGTGGCGCAGCGCGTGCCGCGCAACGTGGCCGTCGCGACGAACGCGATGCGGGAGTCGTGCGGTCAGAAGTTCTTGGCGGAGAAGGCCTTTTTCAGCTACAAGCGCGCGGGCAGCGTCATTGCGGGCCTGTCGGTCTACCTCGCGCGGGAGCTGGCCCGATGCTGGGGCAACGTGCAGTACGGCGTCGACGAGCTGCGCCGCGACGACGAGCACGGGCAGTCGGAAATGCTCGCGTGGGCGTGGGACGTCCAGACCAACACCCGCGTCTCCACCAAGTTCATCGTGCCGCACATGCGCGACAAGACCGGCGGCCCCGTGAAGCTCACGGACATGCGCGACATCTACGAGAACAACGCCAACGCGGGCGCGCGCAGGGTCCGGGAATGCATCGTGAACATCCTGCCGCCCTGGTTCGTGGACGAGGCGAAGGAGCTGTGCGCGAAGACCGTGAGGGACGGCGGCGGTGTGCCGCTGCCGAAGCGGATCAGCGACACCATCGTGAACTTCGCGCGGCTCGGCGTGACGCAGCAGCAGTTGGAGAAGCGACAGGGCCGGGGAACCAACGCGTGGACGGAGATGGACGTCGCGCAGCTGCACGTCATCGGCCGGTCGCTGCAGAACGGTGAGATCCAGCGGGAGGAGGCGTTTGAGCCGGACCTGCCGTCCGCAGCGGAGTTCCCGGACCTTGAGGCCAAACCGGCCGCCGCCACGGAGCAGCCGTCCGTGCCGCCGCAGGCCACCGGAACGCCCGAGACGCCGGGCGAGGGTGTCACCTCCGGCAAGCCGACCCGCGAGCAGATTTCGGCCCTCCTGACGCTGCTCAACGACAACGGTGTCTCCGACCAGCCCGGGCAGATCGCCGTCGCGAGCCTGCTCGTCGATTCGCGGGTCGACGGTATCGGCAGCCTCACCGGCGACGAGGTGGTCTACCTCCTCAAGCGCATCCCCGAGCTCGTCGAGGCAGGGAGCTTCGCGGGGTCTGTCGAGCGTGCCCGCAAGATGGCCGAGGCCTGATGAAGATCACGCTGCAGGCGGCGGTCACCGCTGGAGTGATCGCCGCCGTGGACTTCGAGTACACGCGCCGCGATCCCTACGCGCTCGTCTTCACGGTGCGCTCGGCCGACGGCCAGGCGGTGCCGTGGGTGGCCGGCCGCGATCTGTTCGGCGAAGGCCTCTTGCGCGCGGTGGGGGAAGGCGACGTGCGCATCGCACCGCACGGGCGCGAGGTCCACGTCACGATCACGGGCCCGCACGACGGAAGGACGCTGACGCTCGCGTTCGCGCGGCAACAGCTCGTCGACATGCTGCGCGAGTCCTACACGCTCGTCCCGCGCGGCCACGAGCGCGAGCACCTCGACTGGTCGGACACGGCGCGCGTGTTCCCCGGGTTCACGGCATGACCCGCGCGCAGTGGCGGCAGCTCGCGCACCGCATCCGCTCCGCCTTCAACAGCCGGCCGACTCCCGACTCGGTCCCCGCGAGCCTGCAGCTGGACTTGTGGGCGGCCACGGATCACCGCATCGCGGCGGAGTCCAGGAGGTTTCCATGGTCGTGAGGTCCCCGGCAGCGCCCCGGGCGGTGCCGGTGCTGGAGCCGCACGAGTACGTCGCCGTACTGCTCGTCACCGCTGGCGCCTACGACACCGTCGGCCGCGCACTCGACGGCGTCACGGTCGCAACCGAACTGACGCCCGTCAACGAGCACGTCCTGAAGTACCGCATCGAGGCGGCTCCGGCCGCGCGCGGGAGTGAGCCCCGCGGGCAGCTGACTCCGCGCGAGCTGGACGTGCTGCGGTGCATCGCCCGCGGCTTCTCCCGATCCGAGACCGCCCGCGAGTTGTTCGTCTCGACCGAGACCGTGAAGACGCATACCACGCACGTCCTGCGGAAGCTCGGCGCGCGCGACCGGGCCCACGCGGTTGACCTCGGCTACCGGCTCGGCCTGCTCGGCGGTGCCTCGTGAGCACCAAGCAGCGCCGTCGATGCACACGGTGCGGCGAAACCAAGCCGTCGGACGCCTTCCACTTCAACCACAAGCCCGCGAGGGGGCGACCGCGGTTCTGCAGCGAGTGCAAGGAGTGTGCGAACGCCCAGCACGCCGAGCGCATCGCGGCGAAGCGCGAACGCCCGCCGGTGCCGCCGCTGCCGACGCGCGAGGAGATGGAGGCCTGGTACCGCAACGGCTGCCGCATCGCATGAGCCCTCGAAAACCCAGCAACACCAACGAAAGGAACCCCACGGTGACCGACAACAAGTCCACCGAGGACACGACCAGCACCGACGAGAAGATGGACTTCGCCGTCACCCTTGCCCAGCTGGGCAAGGGCAAGACGAATCAGCGTCTTTCCGACGAGCTGCGCGACGTCGTCGCCGCCGTCACCAAGACCGGCAAGGCCGGAAAGGTGACGCTCACGGTCAACGTCAAGCCCCAGAAGAGCGTGCCGGGCGCGGTGATCGTCACCGAGGCCAGCAAGGCGACCGCCCCGGTGTTCGACCAGCAGGGCGCGATCTTCTACGCCACCGACGACGGCGACCTGGTCCGCGACGACCCCCGCCAGCACGCCCTCTACTGACCCCCGTGCGCGACAACCCCACCACACCAAGGAGAACCGTGACCGAGCCATCCACCCTCGACACCACCGCCACCGACGGCGCGCTCATCGAGGACCTCACCCGCCGCGCCGGCTACCAGGACCCGCCCACCGGTTTCGACCTCGAGGGCCAGGGCTCGAACGTCGTCCGCGTTCTGCGCCAGGACGAGCGTGTCGAGCGCTTCAGCCTGGAGGGCTGGCAGGACACGCCGAGCCGTAACCGCGGCGCGGCGACGCTGTTTGACCCGGACAACTTCGTCGAGTACGTCGACCGGCTCGGCAACGGCAGCACCACTGTGTGGGGCAACGAGGCGGCCACCAGCTTCACCGCCGTGTTCAACGACCACCTGACCCCGCACGATCCCGGGTGGCGCGACCACACCGCCGTGCTGCAGCTGCAGGACGACCCCGAGTGGAACGCGTTCGTGAAGCGGTCCGGCGGCTACATGAGCCAGATCGATTTCGCCGAGTTCCTGCAGGACTACGCGCCCTCGATCATCAGCCCGGACGGCGCGACGCTGCTTGAGGTCGCGATGAACTTCAAGGCCCACCGCAAGGCCGAGTTCGAGTCCGCCGTCGACCTGGAGACCGGTGACGTGTCGTTCCAGTACGTCGAGCAGACCACCGCGAAGACCGCGCCGAAGGCCGGCCAGATCGAGGTGCCGCGCGAGTTCGTGGTGTCGCTGTCGCCGTTCCTTGGCATGGACCCGGTCGCGGTGACCGCGCGCCTGCGGTTCGACATCCAGAAGGACGGCCTGCTGATCGGGTTCCGCCTCGTGCGTCCGGACCTGGTCCGCCGCGACGCGTTCGCCGGGATCCGGGGCAAGCTCGCCGACGGTCTGGAGGAGGCCGGCATCCCGGTCCTCCTCGGCGCCGCGCCGCAACCCGTCCGCCCGCAAGCCTGACCACCGCTGGCGCGGTCGCTCCCGATGCGGCCGCGCCGGTGTACCAACCGGCGCGTCCCGGGCCTGCCTCCCCGGGGCCCGGGACGCGCCTTACGCACGATTGGGGGCTGGCTGCATGAGCGCCGTAGCCAACGAAATGCCGGGCGGCCGCCCGGTCGGCCGGTACGAGTGGGAACGCATCGTTCGCCGTGCCCAGATGCCGAAACAGGTGAAGTACGTCGCGTTCGTGATGGCCACCTACGCCGACGCCGACGGCTCCCGCGTGCGGCCCGGGCTGGACGTCCTCGCCGCGGTGACGGGGGAGGGCATGAGCACCGTCCGCCGGCGGATCGCCGAGCTGCGCGACACGTACGGCCTGATCGGTCTGGTGTCCCGTGGCGGGGGTCGCGCGGGCCGTGGCAAGGCGGCCGAGTACCGCCTGGTGCTCCCGCTGGATTTGCTCGACCGCGTGGAGCTGCTGCCGCCGGGGGATGCTGCGCGCCGTGGCTCCGCCGCCGATTCACCGCTCACCCAGGTGGACGGTCAATCCTCGGTGGGCAACCCGGAATCACCGCTCACTCAGGCGAGCGCTCAATCGGATGTGTCCCCTGTGGACAACTCCGATTCACCGCTCACCCTAGTGAGCTCTCAATCCGATGTGGACACCGCGATTGACCGCTCAAATAACGACGTTTCCGAGGGATTGACCGCTCAAAAACCTCGATTGAGCGCTCACCCTGGTGGACAACTACCAGCCACTACACCAACCACAACAGACCAACACCCTGGTCCCGACCCAACGCAACCACCGACCGCGCGCGAACCCGAACCGACACCCGCCACCCTCCGCCCTCGCCGCTGCCCCCACGGACTCCCGAACCACCGACGACCCGACGGCACGCCCTCCTGCGCCGCATGCCGCCGAGGACTCCCCGCCGGACACGAAACCGGAGACCCACCGTGACCCGGCACAAGGGGCGCGCGAACCTCCGCCGAGGCCTCTGGCAGGACCTCCCCGGCCCCGGGTTCGTCCCCGCCGAGGAGCTCCCCGACGACCCCGCAGACACGCCCCTCGTCCGCGAATGCCCCCACTGCCACGCAGCGCCCCGCCAACGCTGCACCGCCCCCAGCCGCCAACGCGGCGGCCGCCGCACCCTCCGCGGCTACCACGACAGCCGCAAAACCCCACCGCCCCAGGAGACCCCGTGCCCGACGCCAAGCTGAGCGAGACCGAGCTGCAGGCCATGGTCATCCAGGCCGCCGGCCTCTACGGCTGGCGCGTCGCGCACTTCCGCCCCGCCCGCACCGCCAAGGGCTGGCGCACCCCCGTCGAGGGCGACGTCGGGCTCCCCGACCTCGTCCTCGCCCGCGACGGCCGCGTCCTCCTCGCCGAGCTCAAATCCGACCGCGGCCGCACCTCGGCGGACCAAGACCTGTGGCTCGAAGCCCTCGGCGACCATGGCCGCCTCTGGACCCCCCGCCACTGGCCCCACGCCATCACCACCGACCTCCGGAGACACCCATGACCGACCACCGCGCACGCCTCGACCTCGCCGCCCTCGACGCCACCATCGCCCGCATCGACACCGCCCTCGCGCCACAACGCGAACGCGTCCACCTCGGACCACCCAACGCCGACCAGCTCCGCCAGATGGCCGACCAACTCGAGCAAGGCCCCGACGGACCCCACTTCGCCGAAGCACTGCGCACCGCCGCCCTCGACGCACCACCAGCCGACCAACCCGGATGGCTCGCACGCGCAATCCGCCGAATTCTCCGCTGACCAGCCCACACTCAACTTGACCAAGGAGGCTTGACCCCGAATGCCCGAGCAAACCGACAACGTCGACCTCAGCGACAGCACCCACCCCGTGTGGGTTGCCGTGTGCGACACCGTCCCGCTCGCCGCGATCGTCGAGGCAGTCCGATCCAGCCGGCCGGAGTGGGACGTCTCCACGCTGATCTCGCGGGCCGTGAAGGCGGCGCTTGTGGTCGTCGGCTACCCGCCGTCCGGCAGTCCGGCCGCGCGAAGCGACCGCGCCGACATCGTGGAGCGTGCTGCATGGGCGATGTGGCGCGCGGACGGTTCACCAAGCGGCGTCGCCAAGCGCGACCCGTACCGCAAGCTGGCTCGCGCACTCGCCGACGGAGGGTTCCTCTCCGCCGCGGACGAAGCCCGCGAGCCCGCTCCCGCCGCGCGCACCCTGCTCGGCCTGGCGCTGCCCGCCCACATCCACACCGGCCGGGTGGGCGACGAAGGCAAGCTGTGGTGCGCCAAGCACAAGCCGCAGCCGCACAGCGCGTGGACGTCGGACGCCGACGAGCTGCGTGCCTTCCTCCGCGACCACGCACACGCCGAGGACGCCGGCCCCGTGGCTGACGACCGCACCGAGGCCGAGGTCCTGGCCGACCTCGTCGAGAACGACCGCCCGCCCGCCGGCCTCACCGACAAGGTGACCCGACACATCCCCGAAGGAGACCGCTGACCATGCTCGGCCCTGACGACACCATCCCGACCTCGTGGCCCGAGAACGTCGCCATCACGTCCGGTACCGCGCTGCTGCCCGACGCTCCCGCGGACTGGCCGGACGAGTGGCGCCTGCTCTACCACGGCGAGTGCTTCCACGACGGCAAGACGACCGATGGCAGCCTCGGCGACGTCATCGTGTGGGCCCAGGACCACGACGACCGGCCGCCGTCGTCCGGCGGCGAACCGGGCGAGGCCGCCGACGCGCCCACCGAGGTCCAGAACCCGTGAAGCACCCACCGCACCAGCACCTCTGGACCACTACCAGCCCGGTCCGGTGCGTCGAGTGCAAGCGCCGCCTGCTGCCGTGGCGGCGCAGGCTGCGCCTGTGGTGGGGCTGGCGCTGGGCCGAGCTTCGCGGGCAGGTGCACCGCGTTTGCAGGCAGGTGCGCCGTGGGTGAGCAGCTGACGCTGCGCGCGGCGCCGAGAGACCCCCGATGGGGCGTGGCGTACGTGGAGGGCAAGCTCTCCGCCCACGGCTGGGACAACACCAACCTCCCGGGCGGCGGCCGCGGCGTCATCGTCTGGGGTACTGGCGACGTCGAGCGCGCCCGACCGATCGCCGACTACGCGATCCGCCGGCAGTTCGGCGAAGGCGTCGCCGCGCGCCATCCGGAGCCCGGCCGCTGGCGCCTCTTCCCCGTGCCCGACGACCCCGACGAGTCCGAATACCGGCCCGCCCCCGACGCCGCGAAGCCGTCCGTGCTGTTCACCGCAGAGGAGGTCACGTGACCGACAACCGCACTCCCGCCGAGAAGGAACTCAGCGAGGACCGCAAGACGCAGGTGATCGCCTGGCGCCGCGACGGCGTGCCGTTCGAGGAGATCGGCCGGCGCCTCGACCCGCCCGTGTCCAAGCAGCGCGCCCACCAGATCTACGCCGAGGCGCTCAAGCAGATACCGGCCATGGAGGTGCAGACCTACCGAGCCGAACAGCTGGAGCGGCTCGACGAGATGCTCCGCCAGGCGCGCGAGGTGCTCACGCGCGACCACGTCGCCGTGTCGCAAGGCCGCGTCGTCCGCATCGGCTCGCCCGAGATCGTCGACGGCGAGGCCACCATCCTCGAGGGCGCCGGGGAACCGGTACTCGACGACATGCCGAAGCTCGCCGCGCTGCGCGCCATCCTGTCCATCGAGGAGCGGCGCGCGAAACTCCTCGGCCTCGACACCCCGGTCAGGCAGCCCGTGGACCTGAACGGCCGGTACGAGTACACCGTCGTCGGTGTCGATCCCGACGCCCTCACGTAGTGGGTGTCTTCCGCGCCGGTAACGGAAACCGACCTTCGCGCGACCTCTCCGGCATGTACCACCCGATGCAGCCTGCCTACGGGCCGCCGCCGCGCACGAACCGCAACGGCCTCGTCGCCGCAGCCTGCATCGTCAGCGCCGGCGGACTCCTCGCGGCGCTCCTCCTGCTGGTGCTGCCGCTGCCACCGCAGCAAGTCGGCGGGTTGTCCGGAGCCGTGCTCTGCGGCAACGGAACCACCGCGGCCGCCCCGTTGGAGTTCCTCACAGCCGTGCACGCGGTGACGTCGACTCCGGAACAGCGCTACTACGGACAGATCTGCGAGGGTGCCGCGGTGACCCGCTCCGTGTGGGCTGTCGTCAGCAGTGCCCTCGCTCTCCTCCTGCTGCTGTCGATTCCGCTCTGGCGGAGCCGACCGGCTCCGCGGTATTACCCGGGCTACCCGCCCGGGTGGCGGCCGTGACCGCGATGGCGGCTGAACACGACGACGGCCCCCGCCCATGATGGGCGGGGGCCGTTTCGCGTCCTGTCAGCTCTGCGGCGGCTCAGGGGCCGTGCGGCGGCGTCGGCCGTGGGTGAGGTGCCAGTCGGGGCAGATCAGCATCGGGCGCTTGTGGCGCGCGTTCCAGTCCGTGTAGCTCCAGCTCCACCCAGGCTTGTCGCACCACGAGGCCGTGCACACGAAGTCCACCGCCTTCAACCCCTCGTGCTCGGCGATCACGGCTCGACCTTGCGGATGTAGTCCGCCATCGCCTTGAACAGCTCGCGGCCCGTCGGCGCGACCGCGTCGCGAGCCTGCGCGAGCGCGGCGTTGCACCCCTCGACATCGGAGCATTCGCACTGGCTGTACGCGCCGCTCTCCATCTCGTCTAGCGGCTCACCGCTCATCGTGGTCCCGTCGATCTCCCACCCGCCCTCACCCCACACCAGGTAGACGTATACCATGTGCTCGATTCGGTGCGTCATCGATCCTCGATTCCCTTTCGGAGCCATCCTCAGCCCGGTCTCGATCCCGGGGACGCCCCGCGCGGGGGCGTTTCGGCTCAGCTCTGGTCGCTTCGGCGCTCGTCCTCGCCCTCCCAGATGCCGTACGCCTCGTGGTAGGCCTCGGTGCCGTATCGCTTGTGCGCCAAGCCAAGCCCGACGTTGTAGCCGTGCTCGGCGACGAGGGCGTGAGCGTCGGCGACGCACCGCGCGATCTCCAGCGCCTCGGTGTGGAAGTCGAGGCGGACGTTCATCTCCAGCGCGAGCTCGTGGAGCATGGTCAGCGCGACGTACATCGGGAGGTTGCTGCCTGGGCGCGTGAAGCGGGCTCGCTCGATCTCGTAGCTGTCGGCTGCGTACGTGGCCGTGTTGTCCAGGTCGCGTGCGGTGAAGCTCTCGAAGGTGCGGTGCTCGGTGTGGGTCATCGGGTTCTCCTGTCTGATGTGGACGGTCAGGCGGCGAGCAGCTCGGCGGCGATGCGGTGGTAGCAGGTGGACACCCCGCGTAGTCCGGCCTTGCAGTTGCAGGCCTGCGGGGCGGTGAGGTAGCGGCCGACGCCGTCCGAGGCGACGACGGCGAACACGCGGGTGTGGCGGGTGCGGAGCGGGACGATGCCGCCGACCTCGATCAGCTCGACCGCCTTGGCGACCTGGGCGGGCTTGTGCCCGGTGGTCTTGGCGGCGGCGGTGACCTTGGCCTGGCAGTGGCGGCCGAAGCCCCGGGCGACCGAGGCCGCCGCGCGCAGCGTGCGTCCGCAGCGGGTGCACTTGGCGGTGGTGGCGGTGGTGGTCATCTCGGCTCCCTTTGTATCGCTACCTTGTTGCGAAACTAAGTATCGCAACAAGGTATCGAGATGACAAGAGGGTTTCGGCACTAGGTTTCGAAACTAGGTTGCGATACGGTCACGCGCATGGAACTCGCAGACCGACTACGCGACCTCGTGCGCGCCGAGCTCGACGCCGCGGCCGCCGGCGGCACACTCGACCGCGTGACCGCGACCGCGGCGATCTTCAAGGCCACCGAAGACGCGCACGAGATCGCGCGCGAAGCCGTCAACGAAGCCGTCGCCGGCGCCTTGAAAGCCGGCGACAGCCCGGGGGAGGTCGCCGAGCGCGCGCCCTACAGCGCCGCCTACGTGCGCCGCATCGGCCGCGAAGCCGGCGCCGCGCCGGCCAAACCCGGCCCCAAGTCCACGAAGGAGACCGACCGTGGCTGACGAAGACCGCGTGACGTACTACATCACCGCCAAGGAAATGCCCGTGTCGATCGCCATCGAAGACGTCACCTACGAAGAGGCCCTGAACATCGCCACCCACTGCTCGCGCAGTGGTGAGGTCCTGCACGGACCGACCGGGGGTCCCGAGGGTTACGTCGTCAACTTCGACCTCGTGCCGGGTCTCAGAATCACCCCGCGTCAACCCGCCGGAGCTGCGATGCTCATGGCCCCGGAAGTGGTTGCGCTGTTCCTCAAGGAGATCGAGGAGGACGAATCAGCTGAACCCCGCGGCGGCGGTGATGACGATCTCGTCGACGACCTGATCGCGTTCCTCCAGGCCCGGCGGCGCCCGTGATCCGCGCGCGAACCTGGGTGATCATCGCGTGCGTCGCGGCCGTGGCGGTGACCGTCGGCACCCGGTTCTGGCTCGGCACCGACGACTGGGCCGGCCTCGGCCAATGGGTCGGCGGCCTCGGCTCCCTCGCTGCCGTGGTTGCTGCGCTTTGGCTTGCGGGTGCCGAAACCCGGCGCGAACGAGTGCGTGAAGCGGAGCGGGTGCGCCTGCACCCCTACTTCGTCAGCGGCCAGTGGGAGGACGCCGGCGACGGGCGGCGCCGGTCGTGGGAGCTGGTGGTCACCAACCGCGGCACTGACCCTGTAGTCGATGTCGAGGTGCTGACCCTGCGCACCCGCAACTCGCCCCGTGTGATCCCCATCGGGTTGTCAAAAGCCGTACTGCTGCCCAGTGAACGATGGGAGGTCCCGCTCAACAGATTGCCGGGAGACGTCCAGGTCTCAATCTCGCACCGAATGGGCGAGCTTGACCAGACGGATGTGGAGATCGCGTTCCGAGACCTTTCCGACAGTGGGTGGCGGCGTGTCGGCAGCAACCCGCCTGTCCCTGAGTCAGGAGGGCTCGGGTGACCGCGCCCGTGATCCGGCATGTCTACCGGCCCCGTGGCGCGGCCCGCGAGATCATGACGCGCCGCGAGTCCGAAGTGCTCATGTCCGGGCCGGCCGGAACCGGCAAGTCCCGCGCCTGCCTGGAGAAGCTGCACTTCGCGTGCCTCAAGACGCCCGGCGTCCGCGCGCTCATGGTGCGCAAGACGCTGGCGTCGATGACCAGCTCCGGACTCGTGACGTACCAGGAGCACGTCGCGAAGGAGTCCATCACCGCCGGCCATGTGACGTGGTTCGGCGGCTCGCAGCGCGAACCCCCGGCGTGGAAGTACGCGAACGGCTCCGTCCTGGTCGTCGGCGGCATGGACAAGGCCAGCAAGCACATGTCCACCGAGTACGACCTGATCTATGTGCAGGAAGCCATCGAGCTCACCAAAGACGATTGGGAGGCCCTGACCACCCGGCTCCGCAACGGCCGCCTCTCGTTCCAGCAGCTGCTCGCCGACACCAACCCCGACAAGGAAACCCACTGGCTCAACCGGCGGTGCATCGACGGCACCACGGTCATGCTGGAGTCGCGGCACGAGGACAACCCCGTCTATTTCGACGAGAACCGGGAGATGACCGAGGCCGGCCGCGCCTACATCGAGGGCAAGCTGGACAAGCTCACTGGCCTGCGCAGGCTCCGGCTCCGGCACGGCAAGTGGGTGTCGGCCGAGGGCGTGATCTTCGACGGGTTCGACCGCGCCGTGCACGTGGTCGACCGGTTCGACATCCCGGAGGACTGGACCCGCTATTGGGCGGTCGACTTCGGGTTCGTCCACCCCTTCGCGTGCCAGTGGTGGGCCGAGGATCCCGACGGCCGCCTGTACCTGTACCGGGAGATCCTGCACACCAAGCGCCTGGTCGAGGACCACGCGCGGACCATGCTGCGCGCCGTGACGCGCCTGCTGCCGGGGGAGCAGGACGAGGGCGCCGACGGGCACGCGAACGAGATCCTGGCCTCGCTCGCCGCAGGCCGTCGCGAGTGGACAGAGCCGCGGCCGCGCTCGGTGATCTGCGACCACGACGCCGAGGACCGCGCCACCCTCGAACGGCACCTCGGCCTCGGCACGGTCGCCGCGAAGAAGACCGTCTCCGACGGCATCCAGGCCGTGGCAGCGCGGCTCGTGGTCCAGGCGGACGGCCGGCCGCGGCTGCAGCTGCTGCGCGACAGTCTCCTCGAGGAGGACCAGGACCTCGTCGACGCCGAGCACCCGACGTGCCTGGCCGACGAGATCCCCGGCTACGTGTGGGACACCGCCGACGGGCGCAAGCCGAAGGATCAGCCGCTGAAGATCCTCGACGACGCCGACGACACGATGCGGTACGTGGTCGCCGAGCTGGATCTGGCCGGTCGGCCGCGGGTGCGCTGGCTGTAGCTGCTTCGAGGTGCGTGGGCGCGACACGCTCATGCACCTCGAAACATGCATACCTGTTCACCTGTGCAGTCGTGCAGGTATTCTTCGCGCATGCTGACCAGCCTCGGTGCCGCTCTCCGCCCTGTGCTGGCCTACATCGCGCCCGCGTTCTGGGTGATCATCGGCCTTGCGTTCCTGTGCGTCGCCGCGTTCACCTGGACCACGATCGCGGGCTGGGCCTCCGTTGGTGTGTCCTGCATCCTGGTCGAGCTGCGCCTGGACATCGAGCGCCGAGACCGGGCGCAGCGTGGCTAGCCTCCTCGGCGGGCTCGTCAACCGAGCGCCTGCCGCTGTGGCCGGCCAGCCGCCCATCCCGTACACCAGCCGCTCCGCGCGCTGGTCCCTGCCGTGGGGCATGTCCCGCGAGCGCGAGCAGCAGCTGGCCGCCCCGGGCGCCAATGGCACGCTGTTCGGCATCCAGGAGCGCATCGGCGGCGCGGTCGCAAAGGCGACGTGGCACCTGTACCGCAAGGCGAAGTCCGGCAAGGACGAGGACCGCGTCGAGGTCACCAGTCACCCCGCGCTCGACCTGTGGCGCAAGCCGAACAAGTTCTTCAACGAGAACCGGTTCAAGCGCGCCGTTCAGCAGCACAAAGACCTCGTCGGCGAGGGCTGGATCGTCGTGCGCCGCATGGGCGGGCTGCCCATCGACATGTGGCACGTCCGCCCCGACCGCATGACCCCCGTGCCGGACCCCGACACGTTCCTCGCCGGCTACATCTACACCGCCCCGGACGGCGAACAGGTCCCGCTCGACGTCGACGAGGTCATCCCGCTCCTGCAGCCGCACCCGCTCGACCCCTACCGCGGCATGGGCGCCGTGCAGGCCATCCTCGCCGACCTCGACTCGGCCCGGTACAGCGCCGAGTGGAACCGCTCGTTCTTCCTCAACTCCGCGGAGCCCGGCGGCATCATCCAGGTCGACAAGCGCCTGTCGGACCCGGAGTTCGACGAGCTGCGCACCCGCTGGAACGAGCAGCACAAGGGCGTCTCCAAGGCCCACCGTGTCGCGATCCTGGAGCAAGGCCAGTGGGTCGACCGAAAGATGTCGCAGAAGGACATGCAGTTCGTCGAGCTGCGCACGGCGACCCGCGACCAGATCCTCGAAGCGTTCGGGTTCCCCAAGTCGATGCTCGGCGTCGTCGAGGACGCGAACAAGGCGAACAGCGAAGAGGCCAACACGATGTTCGCCGAGTGGGTCACCGTGCCCCGGCTGGACGACTGGCGCGACGCCCTCAACTGGCACCTGCTGCCGATGTACGGCGACGTCGGCGAGGGCTACGAGTTCGACTACGACAGCCCCGTCCCCGAGGACCTGGCCGCCGAAGACGCACGCCTCACCGCGCGCTCGACCGCGGCGAAGACGTTCATCGACGCCGGGTTCACCGGCGAGTCCGTTCAGGACGCCCTCGAACTGCCGGACGGGCTCGTGTGGGAGAAGCCCGAACCGCAGCCCGCGCCCGGCACGGCTCCGGTTCCGGCCGCGCCGGGCGCACCTCAGCCACCCGCACCGCCGGCCGCGCCCGAGCCGCCCGCCGCCCGAGTCTCCGCGTCGAGGTTCCGCGCCGCGCCGCCGCTCGGCACGCCGCCGGAAGGGTGGCCGGAGATCGACCGGGACACCGTCGACGCGATCGACCTGGCCCCGGTTCAATCCGCGTGGGAGCGCGCGCTCGCCGGACTGCTGGAGGCGTGGCAGTCCAGCGTGGTCGCCGGGTGGGTCGACCAGTTGCTCGAGCAGATCCGGACGGTGCTCCGCGGCGACGGCGGCGCGCTCGCCACCCTCACGGTCGACACCACGGACGCCGCTTCCCGCCTGGCGCACGCGATGGCCGGTCTCGGCGAGACGGCCGCCGGGCACGCCGTAGCCGAAGCTGCCGCGCAGGACGTCACCTTGTCGCCGGTATGGCCGAGCGCCGCAGACCTCGCCGCGGCCGCGCGCGAGACCGCCGCGTTCGAGGGCCAGCGCTACGCCCTCACCGCCGGACGCGAAGCCGCGCGCGTCCGCGCACCCGGTGTCCCGGACGACGACGTCGTCGAGCACGTCCGCGCGCAGCTGACCGAGCTGTCCGACGCCGGCGCCCGGCAAGCGCTCGGCGCCGCGCTCACCGACGCCCAGAACCAGGCCCGGCAGCAGACCATGCGGCACGGCCCGGTCGGCGCGCTCTACGCGTCGGAGCAGATGGACAGCAACACGTGCGGCCCGTGCCGTGAGGTCCACGGCCGGTGGATCGCCACCACCGACGACCTGACCGCGGTGTTCAAGCTCTACCCGACCGGCGGCTACATCGACTGCAAGGGCCGTTGGCGCTGCCGCGGCACCATCGTCGGCGTCTGGCGCCCCAAGACCACCGATGGAGGTGCCTGATGGACGTCGACGCCCGCCTCGTCGGCCGCGTGCACGACTTGCTCAACGCCCGTAACGAACGGCCCCGGCCCGAGGTCAAGCGCGAGCCCGGGCTGAAGCTGATGCGCGTCGAGGATGCCGCTGACGAGCTCTACGTCTACGACGAGATCGGTTTCTGGGGCGTGATGGCGGCCGACGTCGCCGCGCAGCTCGACGGGCACCGGGGCGATCTCCACGTCCGCGTCAACTCCCCGGGCGGCGACGTGTTCGACGGGTTCGCGATCTTCAACATGCTGGCGAACCTCGACGGGAACGTCACGGTGACCGTCGAAGGCCTCGCCGCCTCGGCCGCCTCGGTGATCGCGATGGCCGGCGACTCGGTCCGCATGATGTCCGCGTCGCAGCTGATGATCCACGACGCGTCCGGGCTCTGCATCGGCAACGCCGGCGAGATGCGCGCGATGGTCGACGTGCTCGACAGCATCTCGGCCACCATCGCGCAGGTCTACGCCGACCACGCTGGCGGCGACGCCGAGCAGTGGCGCGCGGCGATGCTCGCCGAAACCTGGTACACGCCAACGGAAGCCGTCGCCGCCGGGCTCGCCGACGAGGTCCTCGCGCCGAAGCGCCGCGACCAGACCGACGACAGCGCGCCCGCGGCCGCGTCGTTCGACCTGACCGTGTTCCAGTACGCCGGGCGCATCGCCGCCCCGGCCCCCACGGCGACGGCCGCCGAGCCGACGCCACCCGAACCCCCGGCACCCGCGCCGGTGGCCGTTCCGTTTCCCGCAGACGTCTTCCGCGCGGCCATGCGCGAAGCAGTCACCACCAGGAGGGCAGTCAAGTGACCGCACCCACGATCCCGACCAACGCTGCCGAGCTGGAGGAGATGCTCGCCGACTCGGCCAAGATGCAGGACCTGCTCAAGAACACCGAGAAGTTCGGCGAGTTCGTCACGAACTACGGCCGCACGGTCATGAACAAGGACGACGAGATCGGCAAGCAGGTCAAGGCCGAGACCCAGCGCGTCCTCGCCGAGTGGCTGAAGGAGAACGGCGCCAAGCAGCTCAAGAACCTCAACCTGTCGCCGGAAACCTCGCCCAACCGCAAGTACGCGGCGCAGTACAACGCGAAGGCGCCCGGCGCCAAGGTCGACGGGGTCGTCGACAACTGGGCCGACTTCATGCAGGCGACGTGGCACCGCGCCACCACCCCGAGCGCCCTGGGTATGCAGGCGAAGCTCCACGAGATCCGCAACAGCTTCGGCTCGACGATCCCCGCCGACGGCGGGTTCCTCGTGCCGGAGGTGCTGCGCGCCGAGCTGCTGCGCGTGTCGCTGGAGTCTGCGATCGTCCGCTCCCGGGCCCGCGTGATCCCGATGGACAGCCTCACCGTCCCGTTCCCGACGATCGACTCGACCAGCAACGCCAGCTCCGTCTACGGCGGCATGACCGCCTACTGGACCGAAGAGGGCGCCGCACTCACCGAGTCCTCGGCGAAGTTCGGCCGCGTGAAGCTGGAGGCGAAGAAGCTCACCGCCTACAGCGAAATCCCGAACGAGCTGTTCCAGGACTCGCTCATCTCGCTGCAGGCCCTGATCTCGCAGATCTTCCCCGAGGCCGTCGCCTGGTTCGAGGACTCCGCGTTCTTCTCCGGCACCGGTGTTGGTGAGCCGAAGGGCTTCCTCAACGCTGCGGCCGCGGTCTCGGTCACCGCCGAGTCCGGCCAGGCGGCCGACACGCTGAAGTGGGAAAACATCGTCAAGATGTACTCCCGCATGCTGCCCACGTCGCTGGGCCGCGCGGTGTGGATCGCGAACCTCGACACCTTCCCGCAGCTGGCCACGATGGCGCTCAACGTCGGCACCGGCGGCTCCGCGATCTGGCTCAACAACGGTGTCGAGGGCCCGCCCGCCATGATCCTCGGCCGGCCGGTCATCTTCACCGAGAAGGCCGAATCCGTCGGCGACGCCGGCGACATCAACTTCGTCGACTTCGGCTACTACCTGATCGGCGACCGGCAGACCATGCAGGCCGAGTCGAGCCCGCACTACAAGTTCGCCAACGACAAGACCAGCGTTCGATTCATCGAGCGCGTCGACGGGCTGCCGTGGCTGCAGTCCGCGATCACCCCGAAGAAGGGCGCGAACACCCTCTCGCCGTTCGTGAAGCTCGCCGCCCGGTGAGTCGCCGGCCCGGCCGGGCAGTAACGCCCCCGGCCGGGCTCCCCCCGAAGTAGCACTCAACCCCTACAAGGAAGGCAATCACCATGGAAGGGCTCGGCAGGGCTTTCAACGTCGTTCCGATCGCAGCTGGTGTCGCCATCAGCATGAAGAACGCGACCGGCCTGACGTTCATCTGCACCGGCGCCGACACGTTCACGCTGACCGTGTCGGACACGCTCGGCGGCGCCTACGCGTCCCCGGGCAACATCATCACGCGCAAGGTCACGAACACCGCCACGAACGGCACTGCCGCGTGGGCCGAGTCGACGCAGGCCGCATCGAACGCGGTCACCATCGCCTCCGGCACGGTCGCGATCCACGTTCCGGCAGCGGCGCTGCCGGACGGCAAGGCCTACGTGAAGTGCGCCGCGGGCGCGGCCGGCCTCGTCACCGCGGTCGTGCACGACCTCACCGTCCAGCGCACGCCGGCCAACCTCGCGGCGCTGAGCGCCTGATGGCCACCTGGGAGTGCCGCGGCTGCACCGCGGCCTACAGCGTCGGTGCGCCGCGGTGCCCCCAGTGCGGTGCAAACGACCCGATCAAGGAGGACGAGCAGATGGCGAAGATCACCGTCCACGGGGGAGCGTCCGACGCGTCCCTCGAGGAAACGACAACCGCCCCGGCCGAGCAGCCGGCCGACGGCTACGACGCGTGGACCGTCGACCAGCTCAAGGCCGAGCTCGGCGAGCGCGGCCTGTCGAAGAGCGGGAACAAAGACGAGCTGATCGAGCGGCTCACCGAGCACGACGGCCCGGCCACCGGCGCCGAGGACAGCCCGGAGTAGCGGCGTGACCGGGGCAGGCGGCAGCGGAGGCTGGTACGGGCTCGTCGACATCCTGCGCGAACGCCAGGACATCGCGCGCGCCGAACACGACGAACGCCCGGTCGCCTGCCCCCACGACGGCGAACCGCTCACCGAGAGCCCCGACGGGCTCCTCTTCTGCACCTTCGACGGCTGGAACGAACGCATGCGCCGCTGCTGAACGGCCACGCGAACAACTGAACACACGCACCACCCCTGTCGGCTCACGGGCCGGCACGGCCAAGAAAGCAAGGGCACAGGATGGTCAGCATCTGGTACTGCACCAGGGAGGACGTGAAGTCTGCCCTGGACTTCAAGGAGACCGCGCGCAACAACGCGCAGGTCGACCGACTCATCGCGGCGGGCTCCCGCGCCGTCGATGCCTTGTGCCACCGTGTGTTCTACCCCGAAGCCGACACCCGCACCTTCGACTGGCCGAACGCCCAGACCGCGCGGCCGTGGCGGCTGTGGCTCGACCAGAACGACCTCATCCGCTGCGACACGCTCGTCTCCGGCGCCGAGGTCGTGCCGCCCGACGCGGTGCTGCTGCGCCCCGACAACAGCGGGCCGCCGTTCACTCACGTCGAGATCGACATCGGCACCAGCGCGGCGTTCACCTCCGGCGCCAGCCACCAGCGGTCCATCAGCCTCACGGGGCTCTGGGGCTACGGCGACGACGAGAACCCGGCCGGCGCGCTCGCCGCCAGCCTGGACGCTTCACAGACCACAGTGGACGTCACCAGCTCGGCCGCGGTCGGTGTCGGCACGCTGTTCCGCGTCGAGGACGAACGGTTCGTCGTGACCGGCAAGCGGCAGCTCGACACCGGCCAGACCCTCACGACCGACCTGGCCGACCGCAACAACGCCACCGCGCTCAACGTGCAGGACGGGAACGCGTTCAGCGCGGGTGAGGTGGTGCTCGTCGACACCGAGCGCATGCTGGTCGAGGACGTCGCCGGTGACACGCTGCTCGTCGCCCGCGGCTGGGACGGCACCGCGCTCGCCGCGCACACCACCGGCGCACACGTGTGGGCGCCTCGGCGGCTCACCGTCGAGCGCGCCGTGCTCGGCTCCACCCCGGGCGTCCACGGCGCCGGCGCGGCGCTGACCGCGTGGACGCCGCCACCGCTCGTGTGGGCTCTCGCCATCGCCGAGGCCGTGACGAGCCTGCAGCAGGAGACGTCGGCCTACGGGCGCACGGTCGGTGCGGGCGAGAACGAGCGCGAGGCCTCCGGCAAGGGCATCGCCGACCTCCGCAACCAGGTGTACGCGGCGCACGGCCGCAAGGCCCGCACGAGGGCGGTGTGACGTGGCGACCGTGACCCTGAAGGGCCCGATCTTCGACGCCCGCGGCGACGCCGCCGTGCGCGACCTCAAGCACGACGCCGTCGAGAGCGTCGCCGGGCAGGGCCTGGCCGACGTGCACCAGAACCTCGACCACTCGATCCGGCACCCCACGCCGTACTACGAAACGCAGATCGCCGTGGACGTCGACGGTGACAACGCCGTCGTGCACGACCGCGGCGTGATCTACGGCCCGTGGCTGGAGGGCGTCGGCTCCCGGAACAAGACGACCCGGTTCAAGGGCTACGCCTCGTTCCGGCGCGCCGCGCAGGGCCTGGGGGAGAAGGTGCCGCGGCTGGTCGAGCACGCCGTCAAGCGCGCCGTGGGGAGGTTGAACGGATGAGCCTCGGCATCGCAGACGTGTTCGACAGCCTGATCTCGCACGCCAAGCAGCTCGGGATCTTCGACCGCGTCAACCAGCACGAGCCGACGAATGCGCCCGGCAATGGTCTCACCGCGGCCATCTGGTTCCAGACCATCAACCCGGCCGCCGGAGCGTCGGGGCTCGCCGCGACGAGCGTGCGCCTCGAGTTCTGGGTGCGTGTCTACCTGCCCGCGCTGCAGCAGCCGCAGGACGGGATCGACATTGCGATCGTCGAGGCCGTCGACGAGCTGATGGCCGCCTACTCCGGCGACTTCGACCTCGGCGAGTCCGTCCGCAACATCGACCTCCTCGGCCAGTTCGGCGCGCCGCTGTCGGCGAAGGCCGGCTACCTCAACCAGGACGGCCGCCAGTTCCGCACGGTGGACATCGTTCTGCCGGTGATCATCAACGACGCATGGGAGCAGACAGCATGACGAAGCAGAGCGGACTCGGAGACGCGCTGTTCCTGCACGGCGGCGACTACTCCGGCGACATCGGCCAGCTCGGCAAGGTCGGCGGCGGTCCGGCCGCCCTCGACGTCACCGCCATCGACAAGAGCGCGGCCGAGCGCATCGGCGGCCTCCGCGACGGCGGCATCGACTACACCGCCTACTTCAACCCCACCCTCGTCACCGGCGTGCACGCGAAGCTCTCCGCGCTGCCGACCGCGGACCAGATCGTCACCTACTGCCGCGGCAAAGCGCTCGGCGCCGCGGCCGCGTGCCTCGTCGCGAAGCAGCTCAACTACGACCCCAAGCGCGCCACCGACGGCGGCCTCACGTTCGACGTGTCCGCGGCCGGCAACGGCTTCGGGCTGGAGTGGGGCACGCTGCTCACCCCCGGCATCCGCACCGACGTCGCGGGCGCGAACGGTGTCGGCGTCGACATGGGCCCGGGCTCCGGACCGGGGTTCACCGGCCCGGCGCTCTTCGGCCTGCAGGCCTACCTCCACGTGTTCGCGCTCACCGGCACCGACGTCACCGTGAAGCTGCAGGAGTCCAGCGACAACGGTGTGGCGGACGCGTGGGCCGACGTCGTCGGCGGCGCCTTCACCGCGGCCACCGCCGCCGGAGCGCAGCGGATCCAGACCGCCCGCAACCAGACCGTCGAGCGCTACCTCCGCGTCGTCACGACCGGCACGTTCACGAACGCGCAGTTCGCCGTCGTCGTCGCCCGCAACGACGTCGCCACGGACTTCTGAGGGACCGGCCATGCAGATCCAGCACTACCGCATCGCCTCGCCGCTCGACACGCACTTCCGCGTCGGCACGTGCGAGGAAGACCGGTGCTCGGCCTACCTGAACGGCTGGCGCACGGTGATCGACGAGACCACCCAGCTCGGTCAGCAGCAGGCCGCCTACATCCGCGGCGACCGCACACGCCGGCACGTCGAGTCGAGCGAGCTGGTCGACGGCGCCGCCCGGACGGTGTTCACGTACGGGCCTGGGCAGCGGTGTTTCCGCACGCACCGCGTTCCGCTCGACCGGCCCGAGCTGTACCTGGTCGAGGGCGCCGGGTTCCGGCGCGTCCACTCCGGACCCGATCCGTGGGTCGACGACCTGAACACCAACCAGGACAGCCTCTCGCGGCTGATCAACCGAGGATAGGAGCACACCATGGCCAAATCGTCCGGGCTCGGAATGACCACGCTCAGCGTCGACGACGCTGCAGGCACGGTCCGGGACATCCGCAACGACATCACGAACTGGGACTTCGCGACCCCGCGCGCGACGCAGGACGTGACCGGTGTTGACAAGTCGGCGATGGAGCGGCTGCTGCTGCTCGCCGACTTCTCCGGCACCCTCACCGGCGTGTTCAACCCGGCCACGGGCCGCGCGCACGACGTCCTCAAGACCGTGCCGTCCACCTCGGTCGCGCGCACGGTCTCGATGACCGTCGGCGGTGTCTCGCTGAACAACGAGTGCCTGATCACCGACTACAGCCTCAAGCGCGCCACCTCCGGCGAGCTCACGTTCGACGCACCGTTCGCGCTCGCCGACGGCACCGTCCCCACCTGGTCCTAAGGAGAACTGTCTACATGGGATTCATGGTCAACCAGACCACCCTCAAGCTCGTGTTCGACGACCCCGAGCTTGAGGGCCTGGTCGTGCGCATGCACGCCGGAACCGTCGGGCAGCGGATGCACCTCGACCAGCTGAACACGAACGACGACATCGTCTCGTTCTATGCGGATCTGCTCGTCGAGTGGAACGCCGAGGACACCGACGGGCCGCTGCCGACGACTCCGGACGGCGTGAAGCGGCTCGATCACCCCACGTTCCTCGCGATCCAGCGCGCCTGGACCAACCTCCGGCAGACGATCCCGGCCCCTTTAGAGCAGCAGTCGAGCGCTGGCGCGACCTCGCTGGAGGAATCGATGCCGATGGACGACCTGTCCGAAAGCCTCGCGAGCTGACCGACGCGGAGTTCGTCCTCGGCCTCTGCACCCGATTCGGGTGCCTGCCATCGCAGCTGATGGCCGAGGACGCCGGCGTGCTCCGCATGCTCGAACTTGAAGCCATGGCCCGAAAGGAGGTGCAGTGAACGAGATCGAGATCCACGTCAAGGCCTACGACGACAACACCGACAAGGTGTTCGCCACCGTCAAGGCCAAGGCGAAGAAGGCCGGCGGCGCGGCGGGCGACGAGTTCTCGGGCTCGTTCTCCGGCACCCTCTCGAAAAAGAGCGTCGCCGCGGCGGAGAAGGCCGCCAAGGACGTCGAGACCAAGGCCAAGGAGGGGTTCGAGAAGGCCGGCGAGGAAGCCGGCAAATCGCAGGCCGAGGGCTACAAAAAAGGCTCGAAGGAGACCGAGAAGGCCACCGAACAAGTCGCGAAGCGTACGCAGGCCCAGTTCGAGGCGATGAAGTTCACCGCCTTCTCGGTCGGGCTCCCGGCCGCCGCGACCGTCGGCGCCGCGGGTGCCTCGCTCGCCCTCGCCGCCGTACCGGCGCTGTTCGTCGGGATCGGCGTGGCCGCGCTCAGGGGTAACCAGCAGATCGACGACGCGTTCGACAGCACCTCCGACCACGTCCTCACGAGCGTGACCCGGATGTCCCAAGGCCTGCGGGACCCGATCCTCAAGGCCAACGCCGACGTCGTCGCGAGCTTCGACCGGCTGCAGCCGGAGATCCAGACCGCGATGGACTACTCGTCGGGCTCGGTCGAGGACCTCACCGGCACGGTGACCGACCTCGCCGAGAACGCCATGCCGGGCCTCGTGATCGCGGCGAAGTCCGCGCAGGCCCCGCTCAAGGGCGTGCACGACTTCGCCGGGCAGGCCGGCGCCGGGGTCACCGACTTTTTCACCAACCTCTCGGAGGGCTCGGACTCCGCCGGCAAATCGATCGCCACCACCGGCGGCGTCGTGCGCGACCTCGAGGGATTTGCGGGGTCGCTGCTCGCCGAGCTCTCGAACGGCAGCACCAACGTCCTCCCGAAGTTCGCCACCACTCTGCACTCCGCCGAGGACACCGTCCTCACGCTGGCCCACAACGGCATGCCCGCCCTCCAAGGCGCCTCCAGCGGCGCCCTGAGCGTGATCAGCGGCGGCCTCGGCATCGTGAACGCGTTCGCGCAGGGGCTCGGCGCGTGGGCACAACCGCTCGGCAACGTCGGCGGCACGCTGTTCGCCACGAACAGCATGCTGAAGCTGTTCGGCACCAGCCTCACGCAGACCGGGTTCGGCGTGAACGCGCTCGCGAAGACCGTGCAGGACGGCGACCAGAAGATCAGCCCCTTCAAGGCCGCCCTGAACGACGCCGACAAGAACGGCTCCAGCAAGCTCAAGGCCGGCCTGAACTCGCTCGTCTCGAACGGGCTCAACCCGCTCGGCCTGGTCCTCACTGCGGGCTCGTTCCTGCTGTCCGCGTTCGGGCAGGCGCAGGAGAAGGCCGCCGAGTACGCCGCGGCGCACAAGGAGAACGTCCGGCAGCTGACCGACGCGCTCCGCCAGGACAGCGGCGTCCTCGGCGACCACACGAACCAGGTGAACTCGCAGGCTCTGGCCGACAAGAACGCCTCCGCGAACCTCGCGTCGTTCGGCCAGAACCTCGCCACCGCGAAGCTCGCGATCCAGGGCAACAGCCAGGCCTACGACAAGCTCCGCTTTGCCGCGGGCGCGACCCTCGCGACCATCGCCGACCAGGCGGGCGTGAACGAGGACCAGAAACAGGCCCTGATCGACATCGGCCACCAGTCGCTCGAGACCGGGAAGAACTACGACCAGCTGAAGGACGACGTCCTCGCCGCCGGCAAGACGTTCGACAGCTCCGGCGAGTCGATCGAGATGTTCAGCGACGCGCAGCAGTCGTCGATCGAGCAGCTGCTCAACGGGACTGGCGCGGTCGGCGAGCAGATCAACGCCTACAAGCAGGCGCACCAGCAGTACCTCGATTCCGAGTCGGCGCTGACGCAGCTGACGGCGGCGCAGATCGAGAACCGCGACGCCACCGCCGCGGCCACGCAGGAGATCTACACCCAGCAGAACGCGCAGCTCGGCTACCGCGGCGCCGTGCTCAACACGCGGCAGGCCCTGACCGACTACGCGAAGACGTCGACGGACGGCAAGGCCACCGAGGACCAGAAAGCGGGCGCGCTGCTGCGCGTCGAGCAGGCGTTCCAGGCGCAGGAACAGGCCGCGTACTCGGCGGCCTACGCGAACAGCACCGCGAAGTCCGACGCCCAGCGCACGGCCGAGGCCTTCGCCGCGCAGAACCGCGAGACCGTCAACCTCGCCAACAGCATGTCCGGACGACTGCCCGCGTCCGTGCAGGACACCATCTCGAAGTTCGACGTAGCCACCGCCCGCGCGGCCGGCCTGACCGTCGGCATCAACAACACCGGCCAGGCCGTCTACCGGCTCCCGAACGGCAAGACGATCCTCATCAAGGCCGATACCCAGGCCGCGCGCGACGCCGTCAACGGCATCGTCCGCGACATCAACAACCGCGTCGCCTACATCACCGTGAAGACCATCAACGGCGGCACGTCGACCACTCGCTTCGGCAACCAGGGTGCCGGCCGCGCGCACGCCGCCATCGCTACCGGTGGCCACGTCACTCTCGGCGGCGTGCGGCGCTTCGCCAAGGGCGGCCAGGCCTACGCCTCCATCACCGACGTCGGCCCGGGCGGACTGCTCGACGGCCCCGGCAGCGGCACCTCCGACAGCATCCTCGCCCGCGTGTCGAACGGTGAGTACGTCGTCAACGCCCGCCAGACGCAGAAGCACTTGCCGCTGCTGCGCGCTATCAACAACGGCGCCGACGGGTTCGCCTCCGGCGGCCTCGTGCGGCACGCTGACAGCTCCTGGATCCCGCCGACGTTCTACAGCGGTGCATCGGCCGGGAAGCCGGTCACGCGCGTCGGTGCCGCCCCAGCGCCAGGCCACTCCGGAGCGACGGCGGCGAGCAGCTCTGCACGGCCGGTCCAGCCGCTCGCGCTGCACGTCACGTCGGGCGGTGGCCGGCTCGAAGAGTTCTTCGTCGAGATGATCCGTCGGTTCGTGCGCGTCCAGGGCGGCGACGTGCAACAAGTTCTCGGGCAGGGCTGATGGCGACCTTCCCCAACGCGCCGCGTGATCTGGCCGTCGAGGCGTACCTCGCCGGCGGGTGGCGCGACATCACGCCCGATGTGTACCGGCGCGACAGCATCCGGATCACCCGCGGCCGCTCCAACGAGCAGAGCACCACCTCGTCGCCCTCCTCGTGCTCGTTCACCCTGAACAACCGGTCGGGTAAGTACTCCAGCCGGAACCCGCTCGGCCCGTACTACGGCGGGTTCAGCCGCAACACCCCGTTGCGCGTCGCGATCCGCGTAGCGAAAGACGCGTTCAACCGCACGCTCGCGACCGGGTGGGGCACGGCGGACGTGGGAGGCACCTGGTCGACTACCGGAATCGGCACCCTCGCCCCCACAGATTTCTCGGTGACGCCCGGCGCGGCCCGACACACGGTCACCGGAACGAGCACCTACCGGATCAGCTACCTCGCCACAGACCGCTACCGCGACGTCGACGTGTCCTGTCAGGTCTCGCTCTCTGCAGCGACCGTGACCGGCGGCGCGGTCGAGCCCGCCAACCTCGTGCTCTCGGGTTTGTCCGTCAACGACTACCTACTCGCGCGCGTCGCGATCAGCGCCACGCAGGCGATCACCGTTTCAGTCAACGACTCGACCGGGGCGCTAGCCGGGCCCGTCGACACCGGGTTCGCCTACACCGGGCAAGCTCTGAACGTCCGGTTCCAGCGCGACGGCTCGAACGTCCGCGCGAAGGTCTGGCCGGCGAGTGCGCTGGAGCCCTATGCCTGGACCGTGGAGTTCACCGACCTGCCGTTCGTGCGCACGAACAATGGCATCGGGTGGGTGGGTGTCCGGTCCGGGGTCGCGCTGGGAAACACAAACCTCCCGGTCACGTTCTCCTACAGCAACTTCGAGGTGCGCAGCAACCGGTTCGCCGGCGAGGTGTCCGACTGGCCGGCGTCGTGGGATACCTCGGGGCAGGACGTCTACACCCAGATCGTCGCGTCCGGGATCTTGCGCCGGCTCGGCCAGGGACAGAAGCCGCTGAAGTCGACCTACCTGCGCGCGAACCAGACGATCGACCCGCCGAACGTCGCGTACTGGCCCGTCGAGGACGGCAGCGACTCGACGCAAATCGCGTCTGGTCTCTCGACAGGCCTGCCCATGGTGCTCAGCGATGGCGCGTCGATGTTCGCCACCGACTCCAGCTTCCCCGGGTCGCTCCCGGTCGCGTCGCCGAACCTGGCGCGCTGGACCGGATCCGTCAGCCCGGTACCCGCCTCGACCGGCAACGTGCAGGTGATCTTCCTGCTCACCGTTCCGAGTACCGGCGCCACGGACCAAGGCACCATCTTGCAGCTGCAGACGAACGGCACCGCGGCGTTCCTGGACCTCGTCTACGTGACCGGCGGGAGCCTCAAGCTCGTGTGGTACGACCGCGGCCGTAACCAGATCGCGCAGTCGCCGACCCTGCTGACCGCTCTGGACGGCACGCACAGGCAGATCTCGGTCGAGTACACGAACACCGGCGGCGACGTCAGTGTGAGGGTCGCGCAGCTCACGCCGGGCGACTCCGGGGGAACCGTGTTCCCGTTCACGATCACGGGCCTGCAGATCGGCGCCCCGACTGCGGTGCTCGTCAACTCCTACCGCCAGATCGGCATGATCTCGGTCGGGCACGTCGCCGTCCGCACCGACATCATCAGCATCTACACCAACGCCGACGAGCTCGCCGCCTATCGCGGCGAGACCTGCAGCGCGCGACTGCTGCGCCTGGGCCAGGAAAACGGTGTGCCGATCGCCGTCGAAGGCATCGGCGGCACCGCCCCCATTCCCTCGGCGGCGCTCGGCGTCCAGCGGCCAATCAACCTGCTCGACCTCATGGCCGAAGCCGGGACCGCCGACGGCGGCTCCCTACGGGAATCCCGCAGCCACACCGGTCTCTGCTACCGCACTCGCGCGACGTTCTACAACCCGATCCCTGCGCTCGAGCTCGACTACGCAGACGGGCAACTCGCGCCCGCGTTTGTCGCCGTCGAGGACGACCAGAACATCCGCAACGACGTCACCGTCACCCGGCTCTCCGGCTCCTCGGCGCAGGCGATCCGCACCGACGGCCCGCTCGCCGTGACCGAGCCGTCGATCAGTGGCGGCGGCGCCGGCCGCTACGACACCGAGACGACGCTCAACCTCGCGTACGACAACCAGGTCGCCGACGCCGCCTCGTGGCTGGTGACCTTGGGCACGGTCGACGAGCCGCGGTTCCCCAACCTTCAGCTCGACCTCGCGCACCTGGCGAAGAAGTCCCGCGCGCTCGACCTCGCCGCGCTCGCCGTCGACCAGGACAGCCTCATCACGATCGACAACCCGAAGAACATCCTCGACCAGCACCAGATCCGCCAGATCGTGCGCGGCTACACGGAGACGATGAACGGGTTCGAGCACACGATCACGGCGAACTGTGCACCCCAGTCGCCCTACGACGTCACGCAGCTCGATAACACGGACCTCGGCCGCCTCGACTCCGACGCCACCGCGCTCAGCTCCGCCATCACGAGCGCGGCAACGAGCCTGCAGGTCGACGTCGGCGACGGCGTGCTCTGGACCACGGACCCTGCCGAGATGCCGATCCCGGTCACCGTCGGCGGCGAGGACCTCCTCGTCACTGCGGTGACCGGCAGCAGCAGCCCGCAGACCTTCACCGTCACTCGCGCGGTCAACGGGGTCGTGAAGGCCCACGCCGCCGGCGAACCACTCGCACTCACCCGCCCCGCCCGCGTGGGCCGATAGGAGGATCCATGGCTTTCACCGCCGGGCAACGCCTTACCGCCGCCATGCTCAACGACATCACCGTCGGCAGCGAGCAGGGCGAGTGGACCATCGCCGCGAACCTGCTCATCGGCGCCCCGAGCCTGATCAACAACTGGGTGCCGTTCACCGGCGCGGTGATCAAGGGCATCACGCACAGCGCCGGGGTATTCACCGTCGGCCCGGCCGGCGGGCTCTACACCGTGAGCCTCTCCTGCCGGTTCACCGCGGCAACGGCTGACCGCTACTGCTTCGTCGTGGGTACCGGCACCACCGACACGTGGACGAAGAGTTCTGTCGGGTCGTCCGCGACTGGTCTCAACACCTCGGTCGCGATCACCAAGCGGGTCCCGCCGAACGGTCAGATTCGCTGCTACGCCTATGCCGGCGTCGCGAGCAGCGTTACGCACGAGACGGCAAGTGACCTCGTCACGGGCGTGACGATCGTCCGAGAGGGTCCGCTGTGACCGTCCACAAAGTACGAAAGGGGTGACGGTGGGTGCTTTGGACATCGGCCAACTCCTCGCGTCAGCCGGCCCATCGGCCGCCCTGCTCGTCGTCGTCATCGTCCTGGTGCGGCTCTGGCTGCGCGCCGAGGGCCGCGCGAACCGTGCCGAGAAGCGTGCCGACGCGCTGGCCGAGCAGATCGACGGCGAACGCAAAAGGCGATGGCGCGCGGAGGACGCGGCGGCCCGCGCCAAGCGAAAGGCTGGTGAGGTAGATGCGTCCTAGCCGGACTTCCGTCATCGCGATCATTGCGCTACTCGTCGCGCTCGGCGGCGCGGCGTGGGCCACCCTGGCGCCGCTCGCTGTGCGCCAGGACGCCGCCGCCGTGCAGTCGCAGGCGAAGAGCCTCGCCGATCAGGTCGCCGAGGCCTGCGCCAAGGGCGGCCCGGCGGCCGCCGAGCTCGGCCCGGCGTGCGCCAAGGCGAACGAGGTGAAAGAGCAGCCCAACGTCGCCGCCAACGTCGACACCGCGGCGCAACCCGACCCCGCCGCCTTGCGCCGCTCAGCGCGCACCGCGGTCGACGAGTACTGCGCGACCCGCAACCAGTGCCGTGGCGCCAACGGCGTGGCGCCTGACTTCGACGCGCTCACCAACGCCGTGCTCGCGCGCATCCCGCTGCCGAAGGACGGCGCCCCCGGCAAGGACGCACCGACACCAGACATCGCGGGCGCGGTCGCGGCGTACTGCGCCGCGCACAACGAATGCGCCGGTCCGCCGGGCACGAACGGCAGCGCGGGAACGCCTGGCCCGACGTGCCCCGACGGCTACGAGCTGCGCGACGCCGTCATCACCGCACCGGACCAGACCACCTACCAGGGCAAGGCGTGCGTGGACCCCGCCAGCAGCGTGCCGCCGAGCCAGTCCGAACCACCGACCGGAGGTTGACCGATGGCAACCGTTCTCGACTACTCCAGCGGCCACCCGAGCGGCGCAGCCGTCGCCGACGAGGGGCACGCCGGCGTCGTGCGCTACATCGGCACGCCCGGCCGCCCGAAAAACCTCACCCGGGCCGAGTACCAGGACATGGCCGCGCACGGCCGCGGCGTCGCGCTCGTCTACGAGAACCACGGCGGAGACGCCGCGGGCGGACGCTCCGCCGGCGTGCTGGCCGCGCAGACCGCACGGGCGGACGCCGATGGCTGCGGGTTCCCGCGGGCCCGTCCGATCTACTTCGCGGTCGACTCGGACCAGGTGAGCTCGGCGCAGTTCGCCGCCGTCATGGCCTACCTCGACGGCGCGGCGTCGGTGCTCGGCGCCGCCCAGGTCGGCGTCTACGGCGAGTACGACGTGATCGAGCAGGCCGTCGGCCCGCACGCTCGCTACGGCTGGCAGACCGCCGCGTGGTCTAAGGGCAAGAAGTCCAGCAAGGCCGCGCTCTACCAGAAGATCGGCACCGTCGTGGTGGGCGGCGTCGAGTGCGACGAATCCGACGTGCTGGCTGCCGACTGGGGCCAGCACAACTACACCGCCCCGGCGGTACACATCGAGGAGGACGAAGACGTGGCAAGCGACGTGATCATCGGCACCGGCACCGGTGACGACCAGCCGTGGCAGGACCTTGTGGTCCCGGTCAACGGACACCAGTACCTGCGGATCGCCAGCACGTACAAGCAGGACGTGGTGGTCCAGGGGATCTCGATGGTGGACGACACCCCCGGAGCGAAGGGCACGCACGGCGTCAACGTCCAACTCGGCGGCGAGATCGACGCGGACCGCCCCGGCCCGTGGAACCTCGCCGGCGCCGACAAGGCGTTCGCGAACTACTCGCACGTCGTCGCCCGGGTGAAGGCCCCGGCCGGCGCCAAGGTGAAGGCGTGGATCAATGACCGCCCCTGAGCTGAAGCTCACGCGCTGCCAGAAGCTCGCCGCATGGGCGCGCACGGCGCCGGGCCGGTACCGCAAGGCGCTCGCTGGCCTGTGGGGCTATCTCACGGTGCCGGCCGTCGTCGGCATCCTCGCGGCCGTCGGCGTGCACATCGACGGGGACACGGCCGCGCTGATCATCACCGTGGGCTCGGCCGTGCTCGGCACGACCGCCATCGTGCGCGCCAAGCCGAACGACGAGGCAATCTGACCAAGGGCGGGCCTGGCAGCTCCCTGGGCAAATAGCGCCAGGCCCGTCCTACTTCGCGTTACTCAAGTCCGGCTTTTGGCGGACGACCTCTACGGTGCCGCCGAGTCTGACGGGAAAGATGGCCCACTCCGGGTACCCCTCTTCGAGCCTGCCGTCGTCGTATCGCGTCCATTTGTTGCCGGAGGCGTCGCGAAAAGCGACGTCCAGTGTCATGGTCTCGTACAGGGTTACAATGCGGCGCTGAACCTCCGGTCGAAATTGCTCGTCGCCAAGTCTGTCTTTCTCGGTGAGCTGTTCCCCGAACTCTATGTGGAGCTCTTGTTCCATAAGCTCTTGGGCTGCTTGGCTTCCTTTCAGATTAAAGCCATTTATTCCCGGTGAAGCACTGGTGAAGAAAAAGGTGCGGTCAAGGCTCGTTTCGAGTAGGAATCTGACAGTTATGTGGCGAATGGGTTGATTTCCTGAGTTGACAACCCACACCTGTGGTCTGCTCCCGGAAATACCATGAAGCCACGATCCGAATTGAGCGGCGTGCGAGCGTCGTTGATCCTCTTGCAGAGAGGCAAGCTGGCTCGCCTGTATCTTATTTGTGTTGTTGGCGGCCTTTACTGCTTTGATTGCGGCGGCGAGCGCTGCGATTGCGATAAGCGCGCTAAGAATTGCACCCCAGGCGGACATCCAGTCGGCGGCGTTCGGGCTATCGGCGAGGGATTGCACGATGTTCGGGTTCACGCGGAGTTAGTCGCGGGAGGCGGTCGAAGTGTTTCGAAGGCGGGCCCGACGACCCGAGGGGGAGGTGGGCGCCGGGCCCGCACGATCAGCATGGCGGGTGACGCCGACCGCGTGGGGCGGATCGGCGAGGGTCCACGCTTGCGTGTGTCGAACACCTGTTCTAGCGTGGCGATGTCCGGCGGGCGGAAGGGGAAGTTCTGACCCGCCGGACACCACCCCACCACGAGGAGGCGCCGTGTCACGCGACTACCGCGGCCCCATCCGCGCCGTGCACAAGGAAACCGGCGAGGTCCGGGGGTGGCTTCAAGGCGACCGCGGCGTGCGATGGCTGAAAGCCCACGACGACCTCGACGCGTGGGACATCATGGACGACCGCGGCAACGCCGCGTGGAAGCTGGGGCCCAAGCTGCTCCCAGGGCCGGATGGCCGAGTGGCCGGCCACATCGAGTACGAGACCGACGATCAGCGGCGCATTCGCCTCGGTCGCCGCGACGTCGAGAGCTGAGCACACGACAAGAGCCCCGTCTCCTGTGCTACGCAGGCGGCGGGGCTCTTGTCGTTGTCAGCTGATCAGGCGTCCGAGAGTTCTTCCCGGCCGCGTTCAGTGAGCATGTAGCAGTGTGGACGGAGCGGGTCGGTCTTGGGCCATTCGTCGGTGATCCAGCCGCGTTGCCGCATCGTCTGGAGCAGGGGGTACAGGCGTGCGTTGTGGACGCCGACTGCGGCACGTAGATCCGCGGCCGAGAAGCGTGCGCCGTGGCCGCCGACGAGGAACGCCGACGCCAGCTTGTCCATTTCCCGGGCTGTCCGCATGACCAGATGGTAACCGGTGCGTGCGCGCGCCGTCAGTCCTCGCCGTCCGGCGCCGGCGGGTCAGGACGCCACCGGAACCGGCTCGACCGGTAGCCGCCGCCCGGGCGCGTCGGCCCGGTCGGCTGCCGTGGCGGCCCACTCTCCAACGGCCCGAACACCCAGTTCCCCTCCCGGCCCCCGGCGAGGCAGCTGCGAGGGTCGCGCGGCCGGTTCGATGGCTCGGTCACTTCTTCGGCCTATCGTCCGGCGGGTCCGGCTGGATCGGCCGGGGCTGTGGCCTGCGGTTGTCTTCCGTCGGCCGGGTTGTCCGATTGTCCTTACCGGATACCGGCCGGGTCGGCCCGGTGCCAGCGGTATTGCGTTCCCTCGCCATCTGCTTCCTCTCTCGGTGTTGTCGAAAATGGGCAGGGTGGAACCGGCCGCCGCGCGGGGTCGGGGCACCGCGCTGCGGCCGGAGATCAGGTGATTCAGGTGGGCGGCTCGGTGCTACTCGTCGTCTTCGATCACTTCGCCGGTGTCGGGATCGGTCACAACCTCGGTGCCGTCGTCCTGGATCCAGACGCCCATCAGGGCCGCCGCGGGAGCGCTCGCGGCCCGCGGTGCAGACCAGGATGGTTTGGCGGAATGGCCCAGCCCAGGGTGCGGCGATACGCCACGTCGCAGAACGGACACTGAGTCGGCACACCGCGCGCGGCGCGCTCCTTGAGTGGCTCGAACTCGGCCGCCGCCGTCTCCCCGCACAACATCGTGATTCCCTCGCCCGGAGCCGGGATGGCTGCCAGGGTGGTGCGGTGCCACACGCCATTGATCACCGGGTGGATCGCAGCCGGGTCGATGTAGATCAGCGCCGTCATGCAGCAAGTATTTCTGGGAGTAATCACTTAAAACACAGCCAGTAACAATCACTTCGACGTGGGAAGCCGTCCGAACTAGGCGCGTTTGGCATAGATCAACTCCCGTGGCGGGGGACCTGTACCCTCCGGGCGTGGACCTCCTGCCCTTCGACGAATACGTGCGCTCCCTCAACCGCAAGCGGATGTCCGCGGGGACTTTGATCCGCGACGACGCCGATCGGGTGCTGCTCGTCGAGCCGTCGTACAAGGAGCATTGGGACATCCCGGGTGGCGCGTGCGAGGAAGGCGAACCGCCGTGGCGGACTGCGCGCCGCGAACGCGCCGAGGAGGTGGGGATCGACCGGCCGCTCGGCCCGCTGTTGGTCATCGACTACATCCCGGCCAACGACCGGATGCCGGAGGGGATGGCGTTCATCTTCGACGGCGGGCTCATCACCGAGGACGAGGCCGCCGAGCTGAAGCTCACCGATCCGGAGATCCTCTCCGTGCACCTGCTGCCGATCGACGAAGCGGCCGACAGGGTGAAACCGGTACTCGCGCGGCGGATTCGGGCAGCGCTCACCGTTGCGCAGGCTGGCGGAGGCTTCGTGTTCTGCGAGAATGGTTCGCCGATCACGGACTAGCGACGGTCGGTTCCCGGGGGAGGACACCATGGCTGGCGCACCCATCGCCGACAACCTCGCACGGCTGCGCGTCGCGCGCGACCTCTCACAAGAGCAGCTCGCCGAAGCGGCCGGCGTCGGCTCCGACACGGTCGCGCGCATCGAGCAGGGCAAGCGCACCCAGAGCCGCCCGGACACGTTGCGGAAGCTCGCCCGCGCGCTCGGCGTGAGCGTGGACGCGCTGCTCGGCCAGGCGTCCGCGCCCCACTCGCTCGACGTTGACGTGGTTCCGCTCCGGCGCGCCATCAACCACGACGCGCAAATCCCTGGCCTCGACGACCTCGCCGATACCCGTGACCTGCTGACGCTGCCGGAGCTCACGGACAGCGCACACCAGGCGTGGCGCGCGTACGTCGACGGCCGCCACACCGAACTACTCCACGCGCTCCCGCTCGTGCTCGCCGACGCACGCCGCGTCGTCCGCGACGCCCGCGACGAGGAACGCGCCGGCGGGTACCGCGTGCTGTCCACCGCCTACCGGCTCGGAGCAGGCGTCGCCGGCCGGATCGGCCTCGACGACCTCGCCTACACCGCGGCCGTACGCGCAGTCCAGGTCGCCGGCGAATCTGACGCCCCAGATGTTGAGCGGGCGATCTCGCTGCGCTACCTCGCCTGGACCCTCGTCCGCCAGGGACTCTCCGAAGACGCCGAGCGCGTCGCCACAGAGGCCGCCGCGGCGATCGAACCCCGCATGCTCGACCGCGACCCCACCCGTGCCGGCGTGTTCGGGAACCTGCTCTTCAACGCCGCGACTGCAGCGCTCAACAACGGCAGCACCGGCCGCGCCGACGACCTCCTCGCGGCGGCACACGCGGCCGCGGTCCGATCGCGAGGGGACACCGCAACCGAAGCCGCGATCTTCGGCCCCCGCGTCGCCGCGCTGCAACGCGTCGACTTCACGGTCCGCGCCGGTGACCCGGAACGCGCGCTCGTGCTCGCGGGCACCGTGCCTGAGGTAGACGGCAGCGACGTGCCGGCGTTCTGGGAGGCCGGGCATCGGCTGTTCCTGGCTGCTGCGGCGGCCGAGCTCCGACGAGACCAGGCCGCACTCGGATGGCTCGGCGAGGCACGCGACCTTGCGCCCGACTGGGTCCGGTACCAGCCCCTCGGCAAGCGGACGATGCGGCAGCTCGTTCAGCGAGCCACCCGTCGCCGCGGCCCCAAGTTCGCCAGCCTTGCCACGCACTACGGGGTCGTTGCCGAGGCGTAA